CAGAAAAAAAGGGCTACGCAATGTTTGAAACTAAATTTTTAGGTGAAGAACCGCAATTATGAGAGCAAAAACGCAGGAGGAGAAGGAATTGGCCGGAACTTTTGAACCGAGCAAGGAGGGGCTTGAACCGGTTGATTATGATGCTTTTGAGCGAATACCTACGCCTCCTGGAGACTGGCCTCCGAACATTCAAAAGATCTGGATGGACCGGTGTAATGATCTGAAAAAGGCGGGGTACTTGATGAAAGCGTTTATTCCGCCGTTGCGAAGGTATTGTTTTGCAATCCTACAGGCGGAAAAAGCCGAACAGATGCTTTTGAGTGACGGCTTCATTGGACATGAAATCGGGACTAAGGGCCAGGTTTACGAGATACCATCGAAGTGGATCCAGGTTCTTGATAATGCGAATAAGACCATAGACCGTTTCGGCGCGAAGTTCGGGTTTACACCTTTGGACGTTCAAAAGATACCGATTGTAAGGAAGGAAGCGGACAAAGGAATGAGCCTTTTGAAATGATTTTGCCAAATAAAATGATAGTCAGCCATGGGGAGAACACCACCAAAACCAAATTTAATTTTGCAAACCATTAATAAACCCATTCCTCCGGAGCCTCCATTGGATCGACATTACACATCTGGCGATGGCTGTTTTTGGATGGCAGCATTCGGACTGTTTGTGATGGCGGTCACCGGAGTTTTTGCAACATTGATTATTTTTAAAGTAGGATGACCCCGCTCGAACGCTTTGAAAAACTTAAGACCAAATATTACTACGATGAAGCTGCGGCCGAGGAGAAGATAAAATTTATTGAGACTCACTGTAGGCATGTGGAGGGGGATTTATACGGTCAGTTGCTGATACTCCCAGACACTTTTAAGGATGAAATTATCCGGCCGATCTTTGGGTTAAAGAAGAAAAAAGGAGGCAAACGGTTAATCCGATATGTTTACATCCAGACCCCAAAAAAGAACGCAAAAACACTGATGATGGCAGCAGTTGAAGCTATTTTGTTATTCAACGACGGGGAACCATCCGCGCAGATTTACAACTGTGCTGGGGATGATGAGCAGGCCGGCCTCTTATTCTCGGCAGTAAAAAAAATGGTCGAGCTTGACCCGGTTTTACGAAAGGTGTCAAAAACATTTCAAGGCGCGGTAAACTATAAACATTCATTCATCAAGAAGATCACGAGTAAATCAGACACCAAGCACGGGTTTAATTCCCATGGTGTAATTTACGACGAACTCCACGTTGCAAAGAACGGTGACCTACATGAAAACCTTCAGACCTCCATGGCACAGCGGTCTAACCCAATGATGCTTTCAATCAGCACACCAGGCACGGACAAGATATCCATTTGCTACAACCGTTACGACACAGCGAAAAGAATTCTATCAGGAGTTATTGAGGATGATTCATTTTGGACGGTAATTTATGAGAGTGACCCGGCCGACGATATTTATGCAGAGCAAACTTGGCGCGTTTCAAATCCACTATACGATTATTCCGAAAACTTACGGGATACAATAGCTATTGAAGCCAACCGTGTAAAGAATGATCCATCCCTGGAGAATACGTTCCGTCGTTTAAGGTTGGGCCAATGGACGCAATCCGAAACTCGCTGGATCCCGCTGGAGAACTGGACCTCACTAACCGGTTCGGTGAAGGCTGCCGAGTACGACAGTGAAATCGTTTGGCTTGGGCTGGACCTTTCATCTACCTCCGACTTAACGTCGCTGTGCCGCCTTTACGATGACGGCGACGCTATCGTGCCTTTCTGGGATCTCTGGATTCCAGAAGCCGCAGCAGAATATTATCAGAAGCAATTCAACGTACCGTACTCTCAGTGGGAGAAGCAAGGGCACATTAACATAGTGCCGGGTAACACGATTGACTTTTCATGGGTGGAAGACAAAATTCTGGAGATCAACGAAAAGAACAGCATCCGCCGGGTGGGATATGACGAATGGAACTCCCGGGATCTGGCGACGCGCTTGCAGGAGAAGCATGGGATAGAGGTTATCATTAACCCGCAGGGGTATCGGCTGAGCAATGCTTTGAAGAAAATAAAGGAGCGGATTATGTCATGCGGGGTAATTCATTCCGGTAACCCGGTGGTTAATTGGGCTTTTGATAATATCTTAGTGAAGGAAAACGACGAGGCAAATATCAAGATCGTGAAGCCAAAGAGCACGGGCGGAGGTAGTGAACGGAGAGAAAAGAAGATAGACCCATGGATCAGTTTTGCGATGGCGGTTAATGAGTGGATGATCGATATCCCGAGAAAGAGCGTCTATAGTGAGCGCGGAGTTATAACATTATGAAGTTAGAATTATTCCAGGACGGAAAGCTTGTCGTAAGCATTGAGCCGGTGGGCGATGTTGTTTCGGGGGACTTCACAATCTTACCGAAGAGCATTCTAACCGGCGGATCACTGTCTTCAAAAACTTTCGAGGAATTATTTTTCAAGTGCATCAAAGAGACAAGTACATATATAGAGGCGTATGAAAAAGCTGAGGGCATCCATGAACAGTACTTTGAGCGCCGCCGGTATTCGTGTTACGAAAGTTTTTCACGTGCTAAAAAATTAAAATGAATAGAAAATTATTCCTATTGACCATGCTCGGTTCAATAACCGGAAGCAGGTTAAAGCTAAAAGCCAAAGAAAATATAGTTAAGGATAAAGCAATCCTTAACGGCACGGTCACCATCAAAGGGAAAGATATTATGATGGTCTTAAAGGGATTCAAATGATCCATATCAAAACTCCATTCGCGCTCGATAAGAATTTAGGCAAGGCTTACAACGATGCTTTCAAAGATGTTCCGGAAGATGATTGGGTGTGCCTGATTGATTACGATGTAATGTTTTTGACTCCTAATTCGATCAGGATAATGTACGATTACGTTGATAAGTTTCCTGATGCTGGACTTTTTACCTGCCTTACAAATCGTATTCATCCACTGGCAATGGAGCAACTTTACTTCGGTGCTCCGAGCGAGAATGCGGATATTAGATATTGGCAACGCAATGCAACAGCGCAGGAGATCAACACCGAAACTAAAGTAACAGAAATTCACCGTGAGGTTTCCGGGTTTCTGATGCTGATCAGTAAAAAAGTTTGGTCGCAGATAAAATTCTGGGAAGCAAAAAAATGTCTTGGCATCGACACCGACTTCACTCAGCGCGTGATTGCGTCAGGGAGAAAAATTTACAGGATGGACAGACTTATCGTGTGGCACAGCTATCGACTGAATGATATTAAGGATAAAACGCATTTACTTTGACAGTATACACGGCGATCTTTGGTGATTACGATGAACTCAAAGAGCCATTCATTGTTACCCCAGGCTGGTCGTATGTATGCTACACCGACCAGGATTTTGTTAGTGATGTATGGGAGATCAGAAAGGTTCCTGTGATGGGATTCGGCGCACAGAAAACAGCGCGGTATCACAAGATAATGGCGCACAAAGTAATCGACGACGATTTTACAATTTGGGTAGATGGCACCATGTTCATAAACTGTGATTTGAATGAGTGGTGGGAAAGATTTCAGCCTCCGTTTACAACGGTCTTCCATCCGTTCGACGACTGCATTTATAAAGATGCGCGGAGCTGTTTAGAGGGCGGCAAAGGAGATCCGAAATCTATTGAGCGGCAAGTAGAGCTTTACCGACACCTGGGGATAAAGAAAAATTCCGGGTTGATAAGCTCCGGCATCCTCATGCGTGAAAGGACAATGGCGGTGAAAAGAATTTGTACAACTTGGTGGCAGCAGGTCGAAGCGTGGAGTTCAAGGGATCAGATTGCCTTCGGATACGCGCAACATAAGCACCCTGGTGTACATCATTCGATAAAATGGGACTACACTAAAGAGACGGAGTTCATCCACATACCACACAAAACTAAACTGTGGAGAGACGCACGTATGAGACAAATCACTGAACAATATGGAGCTAACCGCAAGTAAAAACGAACTTACCGGGCGATGGACGCTTGAAGGCGTGAAACCAAGCGCAGAAACTTTTGACGCGATCTGCGACATGCTAAAGCAGAAATTCAATTTTAAATTAGCCCGTTACGGTGACGGTGAAATGAATTGCATGTTCGGTAAGAAAGGAAGGAACTGCGATGGTCACGAATATTTTAGTGATCTCGGGCTGGCGTTATGGAATGTGATCACCAGTCACCCTACATACATGGTAGGAATTCAGCCGCTCGCGTACTCGATCAATCCAGAGTTTTTTAATAACAACTTTTCGCACCTGAACGTTTACGATGCCGATGTTTTACACTCAGCGAGTATCGACGGTAAGATGGATCGGTTTTTCGAGGCGCTTGAAGATAGATCGATATTGGTAGTCGGCCCGTGGCATCTTAACCAATTGGCATTCGTAAGGCCACAAGCTTTTTTAGGCACAAGACACATTCCCGTTCCGGATATAAATTGCTGGGAGAAGCGCTACCAAATTGTGGATGAGATCGAAAATTCATTAAAAGAAAACGATGTCGTACTTTTGTGCGCGTCGATGATGTCTGAGGTTCTTATTGATCGTTTCAGAAACCACAACAGCACATGGATAGACTGTGGGTCGGTGTTTGATCCTTATTGTAACGTAAAATCAAGATCGTATCATCATAAATTAAAGCTATGAATATAAAACAAGCCATCGACGACGCTAACGCGCTGAAGTCGAAAATAAACGACAAGACAATGAAAAGCCTCATGGGGCTCAGTTCTCCAAAGGTTCGGCACCTGCTGAATAACCTGGCGGCACAGTCTGATACTTACCTGGAAATAGGGTCCTACCTGGGCGGAACATTAAAGGCAGCTCTTTGTAAGAATAAGCACCTTTACTCAGTGGCGATAGATAACTTTTCGTTGATGCCGAACAAAAGGCAGATGTTTTTTGACAACACGCGTAATCTGAATTTTAACTTCTTTGAAGAGGACTGCTTTTCAATGGACATAACGAAGATCAAAAAAGAAATTGATCTTTACTTTTATGATGGTGAGCATTCTTTTGAATCTCAGTACAAAGCGCTGGAATATTTCTATCCGATTTTAAAGGATGAATTCGTGTATGTGTGTGACGACTGGGCAATGAAAAGAATTCCTAACGCAACGTTCACAGCGGCTAAGGCTTTGGGATTGAAGGTGGTAGAGAATTACAATCTACTCAACGAGTCGGAAGCGAATAAAGATTGGTGGAACGGAATCGGGTGCATCAGATTTAAGAAGTAATGAAAAATCGCACAGACTTACTCAATCATCTGGCTGAAAAGTATCACCTAAAAAGATACCTCGAAATTGGTTTACAAAACGCAGCGCAGAACTTTGATAAAATAATCTGTGAGTATAAAGTCAGTGTTGATCCTGATCCAAAAGCGTGCGCAACTTTTAAAGCAACGAGTGACCAATTTTTTTCTATTATCTTGGATGATGATGGGAATGCCATTTATGATTTTGGATATTCATCAATTTTCAGGACTGGTAAAAACTCAATAAAAACTGATTTTGATCTTGTCTTCTTGGACGGACTTCACACCGCCGAGCAAGTCAGGAAAGATTTTGAAAACGCGCTGAAAGTTTTATCGCCTAACGGTTTTATAGTTTTGCATGACTGCAATCCAGAGAAAGAGGAACATACGATAGTGCCACGACCTACCGTAACAGGTCATTGGAACGGAGACTGCTATAAATTCATAGTTGACGAACTGCATTTATATTACAAAAAGTATTGTACCGTCGATATTGATAATGGCTGTGGCGTGTGGATGAACTCAGGGGCAGATATTTTGAAGGATGGCCATTATCCTCCAAACAACTGGATGTCATTCAACGCAAACCGTAAAGATCTTCTCAATCTAATTTCCTGGGACGAATTTCTATGATTCCACAAGTAAGCACAGTTGTATTTACATTTAATGGATACTCCCATTTATGGGATGGTTTTTTTAAAGCGTATCAGGAGCATGGATTTATCATAACAGATGCCACATACCACCGAAAATATTTCCTTGTAACCGACGAAAAAACAAACTTCACTCCTCCGCTTCCGTGGAAAAAAATATACACCGGCACCGGTGAGTGGTCGGACAGATTAATAAGAGCAATTGAACAGATCGAGGACGATTTTATTTTGCTGTTACAGGAGGACCACTGGCTAACGAGCATTCCGCCTAATTTATCGCTTATGATGTCAGTTTTTACGGAAAAGGATTTATTAAGGCTTCAACTTTCAGGAGTTAACCAGTTTTACAGCCTATTCGGCCATCGTTTGCCGCTATTTTTCCACCACACCAGCAAATACCTGGTCAGTCACCAGCCCTCAATCTGGCGAAAAGACTTCCTTTTATCATGCCTTTTACCCGGGGAAACTCCCTGGGTGAATGAGTACGAAGGCACAAAAAGACTCCAAAAACGGCCCGAAATTCAGGGTAAAATCGCCATTTACCCATGCGATTGGTATACACATAAGTGTATCAAGGGGCAAGTTGTTGACTGAATTTAACATAATGTTAAGGCCAAAGTGCTGAAAACTATCCTTTTTTGGGTAAATCTTCCCAGAATTGGCTAAAAACAACATTGTCCGGCATGTTTTGAGCTTTTGGTATCCGGAACTTCGGGCCAGCCTGGAAAATCCATCCACTCCACTTTCAGCCATTTTCGACGAAAAAACGACCGCTGCCGGGATCACGATCACGGAAACAAAGTCCCTTGCTATCGGCGCTGTGTACGCGTGCGTGAAAGTAATCGCCGAAACCATGGCGCAAATGGACCTGGAGGTCGTGGAAAAAGTCGGAAAAGGGAGCCGGGCATCCACAAATCACGCGAATTACTGGCTTTTGTACGCTGAGCCTTCGCCAGATTACAACCGGTTCGAGTGGATTCAGGGAATGCTTGCCTACGCTCTGCTTTGGGGCAACGGATATTCCCGTATTAAGCGGGATCGGTTTGCCACAGCTAAAGAACTGAAGATTTTACCGGCCTGGGATGTCACGCCGCGGAAAACGGATCGCGGAAAGATCTACTACGAATACACCAGCGAAAACGGCGTTATCGAAATAATTCTACAGGAGGATATGATTCACCTGAAGAACCTCGGCACGGACGGACTGGTGGGCATGAGCCCTATCGAGCTACAGCGTGAAAGTCTGGGATCTTCCTACGCAAAAATATTGCATGAGGGCGCATTCTACCAGAACGGCGCGAAGGCTTCCGGCATTCTCATGACCCCCGGTCACATGGGCAAGGCTGAAGAAAAGAACCTCCGGGAAAGCTTCAATAAGGCCAACGAGGGCGCAAAAAACAGATTCAAAACAATCCTTCTCGAAGAAGGTGTAAAATATCAGCAGCTCACCATCCCGCAGAACGATGCGCAGTTTTTGGAGTCGAAGAAATTCGACCAGACAGAAATTGCCGGATGGTACCGCGTTCCCCCGCACATGATAGGAAACCTTACTGATTCCAACTACTCTAATATAGAGTCGCAGGATCGGGCTTTTGCAAAGCACACCATCGTGCCGTGGACCACGCGATTCCAGCAGGAGATCGATCGTAAACTTTTCTTCGACAATGAGCGCGGGAAGTTCAGGAGCCAATTCAATCTTGATGATTTGATAAAGGGCGACATTAAAACCAGGTATGAGGTTTACAACTCAGCGATTCAAACCGGCATACTGAAGCCCACAGAACCACGCGAGGCTGAGGGATGGCCAATGGAAGGCACGGAGGTAATCAATAAGTTCTTTATGAACAGCACTATGTTACCGGTCGATAAGCTAGGCGAGAAACCAGAACAACAAAGCGCAGCAGCATGAAAAAATTTACGTTCGGAAATATACGGGAGTTCGATAAGGCTGAGGTGCTCGACACGCGCACCGTTGAATTTATAATTTCGTCAGCGGCTAAAGATCGTTACGACTCTATTGTAAATATGGAAGGATGGCAACTGGACAACTTTAATAAAAATCCTATTGTCGGATACCAGCATAATGTTTACGGAGGGAACATGTGTACTCCTGATGACCCGGACGACGTTATCGGAACTGGCCGCGCATTTCTGGAAGGCGCGGGAGCTGAACGCAGATTAATAGGGTCTGTAAAATTTGAGTCTGGCGACATAAATCCAAAAGCCGAAAAGATTTTCAAAAAAGTATTAGCCGGAACGCTGCGTGCCACGTCGGTAGGTTTTTTAGAGATCGGAGACGGTGAGTGGGTTCGCAAAACTGACGACAAAGGAAATGTGATTGATAAAACATATTTCTTCAAAGGTCAGGAGCTTCTCGAGTTCTCGATTGTGAATATCCCCGCAAATCCGGAAGCAGTTGGGCGATCTCTCGAAGTGCAACAAGATTGGGCGATGCAATTTATTCAGCGGTTCATGCCGGAAACAATGAGCATGGCAGACATTAAGCAGATGAAAGTTCAGGATGTGCTCGATCTTGTCAACGGCAAAATCAAGGAACAAGGAAAAGATAAATCTCTGTTTTCAAAGAGACTTCAATTAATAAACAGCAAACTAAAATACACTTAAGACATGGCAATCAAGGCAAAGGAATTGCGCAATAAAGCAAAGCAAAATCAAAAGAGGATGTCTGAAATCCTCGAAGGCTCAGCGGAAAAAATGACCGCAGAACAGGAGAAAGAATTCGACGACCTGGATAAGGACGCTGAAACCTGGCTTCGTCAGGCTGACAAAATTGAGGCAATGGAGAAACGCGAGATTGCCGACGAGCCAGGTGAAGAAATTCCATCAGGAGCAAAGACCAAAAGCGTCAACGATCTGAAGCCTGAAGAACGCGTCAAGGCGGAAGATCTGGCCATGCGCTCTTACCTGAAGTCCGGCAGCGTGCCGCAGGAACTGCGTGCCCTTATGCCATCGGCGCAAGCTGAGAAGGATGATAATGACATGATCACGAAGGCCCTCAAAGAAATGGGCATCGAAACCCGGGCAACTCAGACCACAACGACTACTGGAGGCGGTTACACTATCCCTCGCGGGTTTCAGGCGGAGCTAGAAAAAGCTATCCTTGCCTATGGTGGAATGTGGGAAGTATCCCGGATTCTGAAAACCAAAATGGGTAACGTGATGGACTGGCCGAACGTTAACGACACCGCTAACAAAGCGTATTTGCTTGGCGAGTCCGTTTCTGCCGCTACTTCTGCGCAGGCCGTGGTCCTCGGAACGCAAGCATTCGAGGCGTATAAATATACCTCTGGTCTGATTCAGGTGCCTACCGAGTTGCTTGAAGATTCAGAATTCGATATTCCTTCACTTATGGTTGAACTTCTGTCCGAAAGGATTTGGAGAGGAACAAACGAAGCATTCACAACCGCAGACGGTTCGAGCAAGCCGCATGGTATTATCGCCGCTGGCAACTCAGTGTACGGCGCTTCGTCTGCGAATGACACTGTGCTGGGTTATGACGACTTTGTTAACCTGGAGCACTCCGTTGATCCTGGTTACCGGAACCGTCCCGGCACGCGCTGGATGTTCCATGATAGTATCCTGAGAGAAGCGAAGAAGATCAAGGATTCGCAAAATCTTCCTGTATGGTCACCTGGCCTGATGGCCCTGGGCGCTCCTTCGACGCTGTTCGGATACAAGTATACGATCAACCAGGATATGCCGATTTTCTTTGCCGGTAACGGCACAGACAACGACAATGATAAGGCTGTGGTTTTTGGTGATCTAAAAAAATACATCATCCGCCAGGTTCGTAACATGCGTATCGTGCGCCTGAACGAACGGTATGGGGAACTGGATCAGACGGCTTTCGTGGTGTTCTTCCGTGTCGATGGCGATCTGCTTGATGCTGGAACAAACCCAGTGAAGCACCTGAGGATCTCAGCTTCTTAATCATGGTTAAGATAGTAGAGCCAGAAAAACCGAAACAGCGGAAAGTTCATACTCGTGGATAGCGCAGCACTGATAACAGCACCGGCAATAGAACCGATTACTTTAGAGGAGGCGCAAACGCACCTTAAAGTAAACGGTGAAGATGATTATTTGACTTCGTTGATAATAACTGCCAGAATGATGGTGGAGCGGTACTTGAACCGCTCCCTACTTCTGCAAACCTGGAAGGCTTATGCGAGTTGTTGGCACGTGAAAATGTGCCTACCGTATCCGCCGTTGCTTTCTGTTACGTCAGTGAAATATTACGATGTTGATGGGGTGCTACGTACTCTTACAGTGAATACCGAATATTGGGTGAATACCGCTGATCAGCCCGGGAATGTGCAAACGGTTTACGATTTCTCGCCGCCAGAATTACAGTACGGACGGCCTAATTCAATCGAGATCGAGTACACCGCAGGGTATCGAGCAACCGGAACAGACACCGAAAAAAGAACAGCAGTACCAGCGCAGATAAAACACGCAATGAAAGTTTTGATGACTGATTTGCATGAGCACCGGGGGCAGTATGTAATCGGTAATCAGGCACATAAACTCCCTGGCTTTGTGATCGATCTTATTCACACGTACAAGATTTACAATCCATGAGGATACGGGTTTTAATACCGCTATGGAAGCGACCAGAAGTTACGCGCTTCTGTTTTGAGGGCATGAAAAAGCTTCAAAAAGAATCGCAGTATGAAATTGATGTTTCATGCGTGCTCAGCGAACCGGAGTACATAGCGATGTGTGACGAGTTCGGGTTTAATTGGGTGTTCTCACTGAACCTACCGCTGGGCGACAAGATAAACACAGGGATAAAAAGTACTTTGAAATATAAGTATGATTACCTGATGATGATGAACTCGGACAACGTTGTTAAAGCTGAGCTTATCGACAAAGTGTATCAGCCGTTCTTTGAAAGCCTGAACCCTTACTTTGGAGTTGATAAGGTAACATACGTAAACTGGACAACAAAAGAGGCAAGGGAATTTCAGTATGAATTCTCTGTGCTCGGGATAGGAAAGTGTTTACGGCGTGATGTGGTTGAGTTGTCTTTAAAAAGGCTCGGCGAAGTTTACCGAAAGGAGCTGAATAAATGCCTTGACGACACAATGATAGACAACATGATCAAGATTGGAGTTTATCCGACGTTCGTAAAATACGAAGGGCAGCTCGCAATGGATTTCAAGAGTGAGGTAAATATCTGGCCCTGGGAACGATTTGAAAAACGTGGCAAGAAAGTATGTTACAAGGACGAATCCGAGTCGGTGAGCTTGACCGCGAGATAACCTTCATTCAGGAGGTTACAACACGCGGCGATAGCAACCAGGATAAAATACTTTCCTGGGAACTGATTGATTTGTACCCGACTGTTTTTGCGCGCAAAACCGAAATGAAGGGTAACGAGGTGGTGATTAATGATCAACTGAAATACATTCAGAAGACAATCTTCACCATCCGGTACAGGACGGATCTTACGGTTAAAAATAGAGTTGTTTTCGATGACAAAGTGTACGAGATAATTTCGATCACCGAAAACGGAGAGCAACGAAAGACATATTTGGATGTCGTTGCTAATTACATCGACAACGAAAGTTTTTTTTTAACTGAATTCACAACTGAATTCACAACTGAATTCACAGCATGATCTCAATAAGCGGAGGCAAAGAAATAGAGGCGGTATTAATTGGCATGCCTGCGTTATTTACGCACCGCGTGCTACAGGCTGCCCATGCTGATGCCGCAAAACCGGTGGTTATAAAAGAGCACTTACTTGCGCCGGTTGGACGGACCGGTAAGCTTGCAGACTCTATAGGGATAATCAAAGTTCCTTTCAGTCGGGCAACTGTAATAGGAGAAGTAAATGTCGGTCCTAGACGCGGAAGGTTCGGGGGCCATGCTGCGCACCTGGTAGAATTCGGAACTCAGAAGCGTAGTTTCCGTGGTGCAAATCGTGGGATCATGCCTAAAAAACCATTTGCTGAGCCTGCTTTCCAGCAGACGCAAGCGGAGGTGCAAAGCAGGATTGCTGTAGCGCTGGCCCGAAAGACACTGGCCTTCATGAGAAGAACGATAAAGAATTATGGTTAAGGCGATCACATATATACTGGCCAACGACGCAACGGTAGCCACTCTGGTAGGCCAGAATGCCGCTGCTGATGCTGTGAAGGTGTACCCGGTGATTGCTACACAAACTGAGTCTTTGCCGCTCGTAACGGTTTGGCAGGTCGGTAGATCTCCGGAGTTCTGCCGTGGACAGCGCCCTACTACTTTCAATTACAGCTATGAGGTACATGTGTATGCCGGTGATTACGATGTTGCTGGCGCTATTGCGGAGGCTGTCATTGATGCGATTGAAACCGCTGTTATAAGCTCGGCGATCAACGGCGTTAACTTCACTGACCGGATTCGTAATACGAATTCTAAGGACGGAGACTACATTAAAGAGTATAAGGCGTACTGGAAAATATTGACTTTCGAGGCCCCGGTAAATGAGGATCAGGCTACTTAGAAAGACCAGCACAACCCACGGAACGTATCCTATGGGAACAATTTTGAATTTGACAAACAGTTATTGCGAGAAATTAATCGAGCAAGGAAAAGCTGAAAGATACATGGGGGAATACCCGCCAAAAAAGAAAATGAAAACACAACTCTTTAATCCAAAAAACAATGTCAATAATTAACGGCAATCAACTCTTAGTCTTCATCGACGGACAGGCAATAGGATGCACGGATAACTGCGAGCTAAACTCAACAAAAGAAACCATCGATGCCACCTGTAAAGACGGTAACGGAGCGCGGCAGGTTCTTTCCGGATCACAATCATGGACTATCACCACCTCAGGTAAGTGGGATTTTGCCTCTACCTTGGGGCCGCAGCAACTGTACAACACGCACAAAAACGGCACGCGCGTCGGTATAAAAATGGCGATTACCGACATTGACGGCGTGGAGCAGAGCGGTAAGTCATATTTTATCGGATATGCGCTACTGAATACGTTTAACGTAGCCGGACCGCTTAACGCTGCATCAACCTTCAGTTTGACTTTTGAAGGAGATGGCGCACTGACTTTGGGAACAACCACATAAAATATGCGCGGAGTTTTTGAATTCGATTACGAAGGAAAGAAAAGAGGATTTTATTTCAACTTCAATGCCCTTGGCATCCTGGAGGAGCAAATGAATCTCCCGGTTGATGAAATAATCAGCCAGTTATCAGATGGGGAAAATAAGAACAAGCCGAAAGTAAAAATACTTTTGGAGTTCTTTTTTGCGGGTGCTGTTAATTACTGCGATGCTAAGAAGATTGAAAAAGATTTTACCATCCATGATGTTGGGGATTGGATTTCTGAAATCGGACTGGATCAGGCTGGAAAACTTTTAATGGCGGCGCTAAGCTCGACGACACCAAAAAACTCAAACCCCCTCCTGCAAACGGAGGGGAGCCAATAAAATGGGGAGTAGCTGAGTATCTCGGGTTCGCGGTGGTTCACCTGGAGATTTCGCATGAAGAGTTTTGGAAGTTAACTCTACAAGAGTACTGGTTATACTTGCTCAAATTCAACAAGAAGATTGAAATAATCGAGCAGGACCAAGAAGATAAACTTTGGATGCTCGGTGTTCTTCAGGCTCACATAGCCAATTGCCTGGCGGCAAAGGCAGATAAAAAACCGTGGACGTATCGTGATTTTATTCGTCTGAAAGGTGATGAAGATGTAGTGAAAGAAAAGTTGACGCTTAAAAAAGCAAAACAGACCCTGGGGTCTAAATTCAATTTGAATTAAAAATGGCGGCCAATTCGATTTTATCAAAGCTCATAATTCAGATTGCGGCTGATACGTCGAAATTCGGACCGGCATTGAAAGCCAGCCAAACGCAGTTTTTATCCTTCATTGGATCGGTAAAGAATGCGGCCGGTGCGCTTGGTGTTGCGTTCGGAGCGGTTCAGGTTTTCAACGGCATCAAGGCTGCGGTAGGCATCATGGCCGACTTTGAGCGCACGATGTCGGAGGTACGCGCCATCACTGGTGCGACAGGAGACGAATTTAAATCACTCGAACAAGATGCGCTTAGGCTTGGTAGATCAACAAAGTTCACAGCCACACAAGTAGGACAGCTTCAAATCGCCTACGGTAGATTAGGCTTCACCACAAAGGAAATTCTTGCCGCCACCGAGGCCACGTTAGACCTGGCGGCAGCTACCGGCGAAGATCTCGCCAAATCAGCGGACGTAGCCGGATCCACAGTGCGAGGGTTCGGTCTTGATGCCTCGGAGACCCAGCGCGTGGTCGATGTTATGGCTTCGTCTTTCAACAAGACGGCGCTATCCCTGGAAAATTTCACAGAGTCTATGAAGTATGTGGCTCCGGTGGCTGCTGCTGCTGGCGCTTCCGTGGAAGAAACAACAGCCCTTCTCGGCACCCTGGCTGACTCCGGAATCCGTGGATCAATGGCCGGCACTTCCTTACGGAAGATTTTCACGGATATGTCTAAGGACGGCAGGCCGTTACAGGAGCGCCTTGCTGAGTTGGCTAAGCGAGGTATTACCATGTCGGACGCTTTCGACGAAGTTGGGCGAACTGCTCAAACGTCGCTTTTGATCCTTGCAAAGAATACAGAAAAAACAAATGAATTAGCTGAAGGTTTTAGGAATGTTTATGGCGAGGCCTCCAAGATGGCTCGTATTATGTCGGATAACTTAACTGGTGATGTCAAAAAATTAACATCAGCATGGGAGGGATTGATTCTAAAAATTGGGGAAAGTGATCCTTGGAGAAGGGCAGTCCAAGGTATAACGGAGGTAATAAACGCCATCCAGGGTGTAAGCGATATTCAATCTGATCTTCGGAATCTTGCGGAAGAAATTTCCAAACCAATGGAACACGGCGGAGGAAATTTGCCGGGTATTTTGGAAAGGCTTCGTAAGGCCAGAATGGAGCTTGGTAAACCAATTGATACGACTCAGGTCGAGGAACTTGCTGAAAAATATCAGCTAACAAGTGAGCAGGCAAACCTACTCTATCAAATGATACTGGATGTTAATAAATCCTTATCATTTCAAGAAACAGCGATAAAACAGTTTAATGAATTCGCTGAACGCAACGGATACACCGATCTTACTGAAGGAGCTAAGGACTATAAGGATCAGCTCTATCAACTTATTTTAGCCGAACAAATTCAGAAACAAAATTTACAGCAACTTTCTGATGTTGCTGGTGGTAATGCTTTTGCGGACTGGATCAAACAAACTGACGAGCAAATAGCAGCGTACCGCAGAATTATATTAATAATCAATGAGTATGTATCAACTTTAGAAGCTCAGAAAAAGAAAGAGGAAGAAGTTGCAAAAGTGCAAATCGAAAACCTTGACCTATACCAAGAACTTCTAAAGAAGAAGAACGAAGAGTTTGAAATGGCAAGCGTTAACGATCAAACGCGTTTGCGGCTACTTGCTGCTGAAATAGCAGCGCTAACGGAGAAGATTAAAAAACTTGAACAGATCAGGAAGCTTGCGCAGGCTGAGTTAAATGTTACCCCTAAGGTAACAACTGATAAATTAACTAATCCTATTTTAAAGGCTCCGAAATTCGAGCCGTTTAAAACATTTTTTGATCAATATGCGGCCGCAATTGACGCGCTCCACGCAAGCCTACAAGGCCTAAAGAGCACTATCATTGAAATTAACCTAGGACAACTTATAGGAACTCAGGTTGCCGATCTTGCATTCTCTTTAGGTGAGGCCGCTGCTGGCGTGGGAAACTTCGGAACATCCATTCTTAAATCTGTTATAGGATTTGCTAAGCAACTAGGTGAAATATTAGTAGCGGCTGGATTTGCCATGGTGGCTGCAAAACTATTAATCAAGAATCCAGGAACCGCTATTGCCGCTGGTGTGGCGCTTTTAGCAATATCGGGGGCAGCATCTGCGGCGCTTAACAAATCACAACAAGGGTTTAATGGAGGATCCGGATCATCATCTAATAGCAGCAAGTTGCAAGAAATTAAATACATCAACCGAGACACACGGTTATATGTTGAGGGGGAATTTAAGCTCAGCGGAAAAACAGCGGTTGCATTAATTAACAATCAGACCAGGGAAGACAACAGAATAAAACCACGAGGTAAGGGCTGATGGCACAGCATACAATATTTACGTTTCAATTGAAGACAAACGAGTATGAGCCAGCATACCCTCTATTCACTATTAACCGTTGGGTAAAGATTTATTGGGATGATGTTACCGAAACTGTTCGTGTTTATATTTCAGAAAGCAGTGATCCTACCGGTGTACCGGTAGGCGAGGCTCTTTCGGGTCCATATATTTCGGGAAGCACAAAAATGTCTATTGCAGGCGGTAAGCAGGCCGTTAACCCTGGATATAGTTTTTGTGATGGACTTACGCTTGTCAATCATCGAATTAATATTACAGGTGGATCTAGATCCACATGGACAGGCCCGTATGATTTCCCTTACGTAATTAGAACCGATACACCTAACCACTGGTCATGTGATATACACCAATGCAATATTGATTTTGATCTTATCGCTACCGACATAACCGAAGATAGCGGATCTGGTGATGGTTCAATACTGGTAGCCGCTGATAGCGATGCTGGGCCTGTAAAGTTTACATTAAATCCTAACGCTGTCTATACTGATGGCGATACTTTCTTTCCTGACGGATACCCTGGTGATCCTGATGCGAACAGTTACACGTTCACAGGATTGGCGGCGGCTTCTTATACAGTTTATGCGCTTGACACATTCAACTGCAAGGCGCAGTTAACCGTTATCGTTCCGGTGACAGCTCCGGTGTATGGCGTGCGGTGGAGGCTTTTATTTGAGGATATAAAAGTAACCGCAGATTCCAGGGTAGACATTGAGGAGAAGGATTATGTCGGTGAGATTACTTTAGTTCAGATGACCGGAACGCCAGTGATAAGATCATGGCGTGGGGAATCGGTGGAGGACATTTTTAATACAATCATATCATATCAGATAGACATTCAACTGATAAGCTCTACAGATTTTCAATTCATTGATTTGTTCACGCAGGATGAAAGGCAATTTCGTGTGAAGTCATACCGTAACGATATTTTGAATTTTGTTGGATACGTTACGCCCATGTTTTATTCGGAGCCATACTATACGAAGGAAAACTATCCGGTAAATATTGTTGCTACAGATCAAATCGGAAACTTAAAGGACCTGGATTTTACGGACGACTTCGGAAATATTATCCGGCAGGAGATTTCATTCCTGGAGGCGATCAGTATCATTTTAAGAAAGACGGATATTGATATTGACATTTTCGAGGCTGTAAATATTTATGCTGAGGGCATGGATGGTACGCCTATAAACTTTCTGAATCCTTCTTTCGAGGCTGGCGTTCTAACTCCCTTTGTAAATATTACTACTGAAATGTCAAGCTATGCGTTTCAGTGGTTTTTTGGAAATGTCGCAAATAGTGATCCGCCTGGAGGATCATTTGGTGGAACTCCTGCCCTTGCACAGGTACGACCAAACTCTATAGAAAATTGGCCTTTGGGAGATTACACTATAGAAATAACAGGCTATCAGTCCGGTGCTACGCTTGGAATGACGGCGTGGCTTTACGGATTTGATGACGAGGCAGGTAACGGAAGAGAAATATACAGCCCATCTATTGGGGGGCTTGTTGATGGGGCAGCTTCAGCGACAATATCCGGAACTGTTACGGTTGATGTATCTAAGAAATATCTTGGAGTTGCACTAACCAGAAATGGCCCAAGCGGACTGCATGAGGTAACTATTGAAGATATTAATATAACAGCATCACCAAACGACACGGAGCAATCCAGTTCACTACAACAATGTTTCATTGATCCTGGTGTATATTTAAATGATGGAGAGCCGTTAAAATGCGATGAAGTATTAAACGCACTACTTATTTCTTTCGGAGCTCGTTTATACCAGGCTTTTGCAAATGATAATTTATATTGGGTGGTTGAGTCGATAGGACAAAAATCAGGCACTGTTAACTACAGGATTTTTAATCTCAATGGAGAGTTGCAGGATTACGGAACAGTCTATTCGACAGTGGACATACTTCAGCCTAATTCTACTAACCGTATTTCGTGGATAAATCGATCTGCATTATTATCAATATTGCCTTCGTACAACAAGATTTCATTTACTATTGAATTAAACTTTGATAATAATTTATTACCATCTTCATTTGAATCCGGCGACATTATAGAGCAGGAAAGCGGTGCTCCTCAGATTATTGGATGGACATACGATTTAACAAATGGTGATGGTGTCGGGTTTGGGCTTGATACGCTAACAAATGAAACTGGTGTAACGGAAGAAAACAAATCCGCATTATTTGTTGATTTCAGTGATTCTCCAGATTACAGGGAAATAATTTTCTTAGCTGAAGAGTTCGACTTAGACAAAGTAAGCAGTACTGATTTAGTGTTTGGATTCGATGTTTATTTTCGTGGATTTTTCCAGGACATCTACAGTTATATAGATTACTCGCTAAAGATTGGCGATAAATACGCACAGCCAAATGGTGGCTTTGCATCAACCTCAACGAGTGCTCTTATTGAAGACGAGTGGATAAGGGTTTACATTGATAAGCCTCTATCGTGGACCGATTTCAGTGTAAAGATAGTTACGCATGCTAGGTCCAGGGTTAGCGGCGCTGTCATAACATCCACCCTTGAAGGTCCTGTAATTCTTAAAATAAGAATATCGAACAATAGGCTATATGATTATGATTCAATAACCGACCTGAGAGCCCAACCTACATTAAGCAATGAAGTAGGATTGAATAATTTGATTCGTGTTAAAGTGCTGGACGACGACGATGTTATCAGGTTCTATAAACATGATCATTCATTTGAGGCTGATAATTATCCTGATCTTATTCGCCCAAACGACTACGTAAGCATATCCAACACATCTGTATGGGTCCTGGAAAAAACAGTAACATTACCGGATCGAGTGGCCTGGTTAAACGGTGTGCTCATTGATAACATCAAAATGGGATTTGATGAAGATTTCCCGGAATCACTAACCTATTCAAAAGAGAACAACCCGAATATAAAACTTGATCTTCCAAGGGACATTATACATTCTGACCTTGCGCTGTATCCTGAAGATATTGAAGATGTTCCAGTTTACGATACGAATTTCCAACGATTGCTTAAAAACTGGATACGCTTTTCTGATGGAACTCCAACGTCATTATGGTTTCGTGGGTATTCTGAAGAGAGCCGCTCTTTGATTGATATACTGATGCGCATGTATCAAGGACAGCTTTCTTCTCCATCTTTTAAATTTACCGGGGAACTGGATACGGATGTTAGCCCAAGTTTATTTAACTTGTTCCGTGAAGTAAGGTTGGATAAGAAGCTGATAGCGATGGCACTTTCAATCCATGACCACAATAACGTCATTGAAGCTGAATTACTCGAGCTTAAAACCGGATCAGAAGGAGAGCCGCCGGCAGATATTTATGAATTTACAGAGGAGTTTACAACCGAATTTGACTCATGACACAATTAAGTAAATCAGCTATCGTTACAAAATTTAACGATGCGTCAACAGGAATATTCAAAACCGGGCAAAGTCGTGGGATCGGATCTGATGACATGCGAACTCTAATAACGGATCTTACCGATTCGTTATTCAATATAATTACTGATGCACTACCAGTATCCGCTGACACCTCAGGCGCAACTATAACGCTAAACTTTTCAAATAATGCTGCGCCTACCTTCTTCGGGTCCGCTTCATTCGCCACCGCAAAAGCAATAGCACACAGCAACGATGCGAATGGCGCTAAGTATTCATTTCATTTCCAAATCACCGATCCAGACGCAAAACTAACCTTCCCGGCCGCATACATAATGTCAGACGTTCGATGGGAAGCTGTTAACCCGCAGGAGTGGGAACCGGCAGATATTGGAAAGTATAAAGCTACCGCCACGTACGACGGCACGAACTGGTGGTTAGAAATATCGGCCTCACCTTACGTATAAAATCTATGAACATAATATTTTCACTCGCAGGCATTTTTATTTGGTCTTTCGCGCACTTCTACTTTCTGAAAAATCAGAAGGATAAAACTAAGGAGAAGATAAACTATGGTGAATATCTCGCTGATCGTTGGGATGACTGGGTATGGTGCGTCCTATGGGCAGGCGTGCTATTGGTAATTGGTCACTATGGCTTAGGGATGGAGTTTTTGAAGGCATTCGATGAAGATCTGCAATGGTCTGATCTGTGGTACTTCGCATCTGGACCAGCCTCGATGATGGCCACGAAAGCGTACGAGGAAATAAATGACAGGTTCAAATCTAAGAGTGTATGAAAAAACTACTTTCAATATTATTCGCTCTGATTTCGTTCGCGGCGTTCGCGCAACCTGGTAGTATATCACAAAGTGTGATACGGTCGAGGGTGAATGATTCGTCCACAGTTAACGGCGCTACAGCTTCCGGCTACGGCTACTTTTTCTGGAACAATCAAAAGGCAGTTCCATCCTGGCAGTTTTGGGACGGAACTTCATTGGTTAATTGGAATCCGTCAACCAGTGGCGCGGTAACTTCAGTCTTCGGGAGAACAGGCGTAATAACCGGTCAGGCTGGAGACTATACGGCGGACGAAGTAACTAACATACCAGCCGGAACCATCGCAGCTACAGAGGTACAGGCAGCGATCAATGAATTAGATGCAGAGAAACAGGTAACCCTTGTATCTGCAACCAATATTAAAACTATTAATGGAACTACATTATTAGGATCTGGAGATTTAGTGGTCGGCTCATCAAGCACCTTAACGTTGAACGTTCAAGCTGCAAGTTACACCTTGCAGCTTACAGATCAAACTTCTCTAACTGAGGTAGTGATGAATGTAGGAACTGCAAATAATTTAACAGTCCCTCCTAATTCATCAGTGGCGTTTCCGATCGGGACTCAGATACTTGTTAGACAGACCGGTGCCGGTCTCACTACTTTTGTTCAGGGATCTGGAGTTACTATAGTAAGTAGTTCCGGAGGATTGACAATGCCCGGACAGAATTACTCGGCACTTCTTATAAAAACGGGGACGGATACTTGGAGTCTTGATAATGGGGCACCTGCCTTAATTGCCTCCGATATTACAACGGCTTTGACCTTTACCCCGTGGTCTACCACCGGAACGACTAATGTCACGACACCGACAATAACGCAGACTCTTGCGGGTTCAGGTACTACAAAATTCCTGACATTAACAGCAGCAGCCCACACTGGACAGACTGCCAGCACCGAGCTGACCGACCTTGATTTTGATCTAAAGGCCATTAATACTTTTAGCGCCGGCGCCCTGACTCTTAACAGGAGTGTATTAATTCAGCCCCGGACTTTGGCATTTTCCTCAGCTTCGACGGTTACTGACGCCTATACGCTTTACGTTGGAACAGCGGCCAATACTTCAGGCGCTCCGATTGCCGGAACCAATGCAACGATAACAAACGCATACGCACTCGGTGCAAAAACTACTTCATCATCTTTTGTTATCAGAAATACTCTGGCTAACTTTTCAAAATTCGGAGGCACCGGTTTAGTAATTCAAAACGGATCTATAGTCCTTTCAAACAGTGCCTCCGATCCAACATTAAGTAATACTATTCAAGTTGGAACTGTTAGCAACGTGAATTCAATTACAAGCGCTTCTAGCAGTAATCCGATTACTTATAGTTCGGTGGCTCATACTCAAACTAGCGGCGCGTTTGTTCCTCATAATTTTGTTGCCGGTGTTGGCCCCACAAGCGGGACAGCATCCTATAAATATATGTCTATTAACGGGACGACTAATCAAACTGGTGGCGCGAATGGTAACGTAACTATACTAGCCGTTGAGCCAACATGGACGGCAGCGGGAGGCATACCAATTGGTATAGATTATAATCCAACGGGAACACCAGCTAATCACAGAGCATTAGTAATAAGACCTACGGACGCCGTAAGCGGTTTTGCAACTGGTTCAACATTGCCAAATTCAACAGTGCAGGTTAATGGATCATTTTCAACCGCATACGTAGCAAAAACAGGAACGTATACTTTAACCTCATTAGATTATGTTGTAGAAGTTACTTCTGGAACGCATACGCAAACATTACCTACAGCGGTAGGTATTACCGGAAGGATTTATGTAATAACTAATAGTGGCGCCGGTGTAGTTACGGTTGGTACAACTTCAAGCCAAACATTTATCAATGTTACAGCTACACCGACAACATTAACTTTAAATCAATTCGAAACAGCTACCGTTACTTCGAATGGCGCAAACTGGCTAAGATTATGAGCATATTTCCAAGTCCAATTTTAGGAAGGCCCGGTAAAGGACAGGCAGGGCCGATAAACCCTAAAAGGTTAGCAAACCTTGAATGGTTATTTGATATGACAGACAATAGCACGGTAAGCCAAAGCGGCGGACTTCTTACCCAACTACTCGATAAATCTGGGCAAGGTAATCACAGCGTTCCAACAGGTACACAAAGAGGAACCGTTGCAATTGATGCAACTACCGGAAAGCAAGTTTTGGAGCTTAATGGTTCATCTAACTTTCTGCCATTGACAAGCGAAAACACGCTTACAGATTTTACTTTGATTTTGGTTATTAAAAGCACTGAACTAGAAGCACTCAAAGTAATAGCATCCAGCACTACTAACAGTGATTACATAGCTACATCCGGAACAAGTTTTGCAGATACTGGCGCCGTTACTCTTAACAATACAACGGATGGATCAATTAGCTGGACAAAAGATCAATCGTTACTTGAATATTCTATTTTCATAGTCCGAAAAAAGGCAGGCCTAACATTACGGCAGCAAATAAATGCAAGAGATTCATTCCGTCTTGTTACATCGGCTACGTTTTCACAGCAAAAAATAGGTCAACTTTTTCGACAGAATTCAGGTGATTATATGCTAGGCGGATTTGCTGGCGGTTGTCTATTCTCTTCTTATAAATCAGATGTTGAAGTATTAGGGATGGTTAAACACTTTTATGTTAATCACGGGCTTTCCGGAGTGCCACGGAAAAATCTATTCCTTGGGGACTCGATCACTAATTTTTCTGGCGATGCCTTTCATCTACAGGTAAGCGTTGCTGAAGGTAGAAGATCTGTAATGTGTGGTGTTAACGGAACAACCGTTCAGGCGAATGGTACAGGTATAAGCTTCCTGGATCGATACTTGAATTTTTTCTCAGAATACCCATACGATAATTTCCATACAATATTAGGCGGCGCTAATGACATTAATTCATCCTTATCAGCTTCGGGATTTGAGGCAGCGATGGATGCAATTGTGGTTGGAATGATAGCCCAGGGAACGCCAGCTCAGAACATAAGGATAGGAGGAGGGCCCTATAGAATGACTGATAGTCTAGCGTCCACATGTCTTGACTTTCAAGCCAGAACTATAACCGTAGCCACGAACAGGGGTACAAAAAAATTCTCACCGTACACTAAGTTTAAAGATGGCGGGGCTGATACATGGATGAACGATACACTGCACGCCAATCAGACCGGACATGATGATGGATTTACACCAGAAATTTTAGCCGCTTCTTAAAACAAAACGAGCATGAAACTCAACTTCAAAAAAGCAGTCGAATGAAAACCGAATTTCTTCACGATCAAATGATCGGCACGCGTCCGGTTGACTTACTGAAAGTAACAGGTAAGCCAACCAGCAACTGCATGCTATTCTTTCACGGCACAGGTCAGCTGGGACCCTCAGACGGTTCACAGATAGAAGAACTTGACGACTACGGTTACCAAAAGTTTGCCTCGATATTTGAATGTGATTTCGACATCATCGCCCCGCAAGCTCAAAAGTCATACAGTGAGTTCGATGAAAACATTATCGATTACCTGATCAGCCTGGGGTACAGCAAAATTTTCATAGCAGGCTTCAGTCTCGGTGGTCAGGAGACTATGGGATGGATAATGAAATACAACAAAAGGGACGGCAAAGGCAAGATCGTAGGATTTCTTCCAGTTGCCGGGCAGATGCTGTGGCCGCTTATTGAGAATGCCTGCGAGGCAGTTGACATGCCGGTAATGGCTGTGCATGGAGACAGCGATACGGCAATCGGATGGACGCAATCCAGTAACCTGATCAAGCTTCTGAAGTCATGCCCCACAAGAAAAAGCCCTGCGGTGTTACGGCTTGTTCCTGGATTAGGACACACGCAAACAGCAAATTGGGCGTTCACCCCGGATAAAAACCACGAGGTCTACAAGTTCATTATGAGCTGCTTCACTCCGAAGATAAAAGAAATACTCGGCCGCTTGGTATTGGAAGACGGAAAAGTTATCGTTAAATTCGATAACGGAACGTCTGAGGAGTTAATGACGATGTAAATGGTATATAGTCCTTAAAATTATAAATGCGATAGCATGAACGAAACGCTTTTGATCGGCATGGATTATTTATGGAAAGGCGAAAGCAATTACCTATGGCTACTGGACGCTGGCCACGGTGGCATGGACGATAACGGTTATCGAACAGCACCCGCAAAGATGTTCAAGTTTCCGTCTTTCACTATTTACGAGGGTGTTATCAATAGGTCGATCACTGATATTATTGTCCAGGAATTAAGAAAGATGCAGATTGATTTCGCGATTGTCAGCGACGAAACCGAGGACACTAAGTTATCAACCCGCGTCTCCCGGGCCGATGCCGCATACGCTAAGGATAAGCGTTGTGTGTATCTATCCATCCATAGTAATGCTGGCGGCGGATCCGGGTTTGAGATATTCACTTCCCCAGGCCAGAGCAAGAGCGATAAAGTTGCTAACATATTCTGTGAGGTGTATCAGAAACATTTTCCGCAGTTTCCTTTCAGAAGCGATAAGTCAGACGGGGATGATGACAAACAGGAAAATTTCTACATTTTAAGGAAAACGGATTGCCCAGCTCTCTTAGTGGAGAATTTGTTTTTTGATAATTTGAAAGAGGCAGAATTTCTAATAAGCAAAGAAGGACAGAAAGCGATAGCTGAGTGCATTTTGGAAGCAATAAAAACAGTCGAGCAGTTGCGCCCGATATAATTTAACTTTAAAAAAACAAAAAAACCATGGAAAAAACATTAGACATTACAGAGGTAAAAGGGGCAAAAGCTAACATTTCTGATCTGAAGGTATTTGGAAATGGTGATCTTTTTCAGCTATTATGCAAGGCCTCATCAAATGATCAGGGGTGGATGAAGAGCACAAAGGCAATGCAGACCCCACACGGCTGTGTCGTTCAGGTAACAACACAACAGAGAAATATTGATCTTTCTTATTCTGTCGCTGAGGCCCTGACATTTGTTCCTGGCGTTACGATCCTTGTTGATGCTGACGGAAACAAGTATTTAGGTTAATAGAAAAAGCCAGTGCGCAAAACACTGGCTTCAGTTTCCTTACCGGCTTTCCCGGTTTGAGCTACCTTCGCGAGCTTGGCGGTATACTGTGCAAATTTACACAGTATTGCGGTTATTTCCAAAAATGGAAAGACCCGCCACTCGTTTGCAGCGGGTCTTCACCGGAACCCCAATTGACCCGTTCATACGGTTCTTCTTGAAGTGCAAATATAAAAAAGCCTCCCGTAACCAAAAAACAGGAGGCCTAAAACACATGAGAGAAATAAAAATGCTGCGCTAAGATACATCTATTTTCATTCCGAAAACACTGGCGTAGTTTTCCAGGAGGTCGAAGCCAAACGACCAGTTTCTGTTCTCGATCTTACTGACCGTCTGCGAGGCAATGCCGGTTTTTTCAGCGACGTACTGCTGAGTCATCCCGTGCTCCTCGCGTAATGCCCGAAGGCGCGCGCCTATGCGGGCGCGTGCTTCGAGTTGGGGATGGGCATTTTATTTGACGTTTTCATAATCTTTTCGCGGAGTTTATCGAGCTGATATTTATTGATTTATTTTCAAAACAGATAAATAAGCTCAAAAACGCACTTTTTCATAGGTAACAATCTCGCTTATTAGAGCTACATTTTCGTACTCTACCTCCCCGGTTACCGCGTTAATCAGATTGCGATGCTCTGAAAGAAAATGCTTTTCTGGCGTTACGAATCGGACTGTATCGCCAGATTGGCGGGTCACCAGGATCCATACCCTCAACGTGGAGCTGAACGCATAGTACGATCGGTCTTGGTTCATACGAACATGGTACTTGAATAATACAGGCACTCTCCGGGCCTCTCCTGTAGGCTTACGATTACCCTTCCTGAGCACCAGGGTAATAACCAGGATGATCAGGAGAAGGCAGAGGATTAAGGCTATGAGATTCTTCATTTTTCAGAATTCAGTTTCTTAACTTGGTCAACCTTAGACACACGAACACGTATAACGACCGTGGGCTCGGTAGTTTTCTTTCTACCGGCTCCTTCGCGTTTGCCTCCGCGTTGTTTTTTCTTCTTCATAATTCATCGAATGGTATAAGGTCCTTTATTGGTTTCATCTGCTCAGAAGTGTTATAATAGTCTTTCCAGTGAGCTTTTTTGCCCTTCACCTGTGCCAGTTGTTCACGGAAATACTTAATCTGGCTTATGGCTGTTTTCAATGCTTCATGCTCTAACATGGAGTGTTCCTCCATAGCGTTCAATATTGATTGCTTTGTGCCAACACCCTCGACGTGCTTAAAAAATAGATCTTCTGCGGTTACCATGATTTACCGGATTTGGCTAAAAAAGATTTACGTTGTGACAAGGTTTCTGATATTTTCTGATCGCACCATTCCGCTGGATACTTTCCGGCTGATTTAAACTGCTCCATTCGGAGGATGCTACGCTCCCAGCCATTCAAGGGCTTGTTCCTGGATTGCTTTTTAGCAATTAGCAGCATGACCCTGGTTTTATCGCACTTTTTTATTCGCCCGGTCATGGCCTCGAAGCATCCAGCCATAGCCGCACGGCGTTCTCCAAACTCAAACCAGTTGTAAATGTATCGGCCCTCCGCCCCACAATGGGGACAGGTAGCGCCTGATTCTGGGCCTGTGTCGTTTATACACTCCCAAACAAAAGGTAGTGTGGAGTCCACCTTAATCACTTTGTTGGCTGATGCGTATTCGATGATCATAATCGTTTAGTTTACAGTTAAGTAAATATACGACTAATTTTGAATATTGTTACACAATTCAAAGAATAGTTTTACCGGACTCACCGCAATATCCTAAACCTAACCAATACCCACATAGCGCCGGCCCCGATGATTAGCCCAGCGAATACCCGCCAGATCATTCCCCATAAAGTGTATCCGGAGCTAACCCCAACCGCAACTTTTTCAGAAACAAACGGTATTTTGTTGTCTGGTATTTGAAGTGATGCCCTTAAAACGCCATTACGAGACATTACAACAACTTTCACAGGAACGGTATGAATCTTCCCCTGGACTAATACACCGATGCTATCGCTTAAAAGAACCGTAGTGTCGGGGCATATTTCCTTCTGAAGGTCCTGGACTTTCTTTTTCGTGGCCTTCTTAACGATCTCCCGGCACTTCTCGATCACTCTTACCGTGTCGACTTCCTTCACTACCTCGATCTGCTTTTCGATCTTCGTTGTCCGGATAGTGTCGTGTACCAAGGTTCGCAGGCTATCGATTGTAGCGCCGTTCTCGATTGCTGAGTTGATCAGTTTACGGGCACGGTTTAGTTTCCAGGCAGGACCGCAAGAAGTCAGGAAGGCTATCACCAGGGCCATGGCAGCGATGAGGTAGTGGGGCTTCATAATTTTTTTCCATTGATCAGGCCGAAGAAATAAGTCATGATGTACGACTTTGTTACCGATGTGTTGCTCCAAGAATGATCCTGGCAAAAGTTGATTACCTGGTAATCTATGCCTGATCCAGCGTAAAGCGTATAGGTGGTAAATATTTGTTTGGGCTTGCGAAACAGTCGAGCCCAGAAGCCGCGAGTATCATAACAGGACTCTTGCAATAGATATGTATTGTTGAAGGTCTGCCGTACTTCCTGAAACAATTCATTCAGGTCTTTGTCTTGAACCTGTGAATATTGCTTCCCTTCGTGCTCTGAAATCCATGTTGTTATCATATCTTCTCGTTTAAGGTTGCGGGTTCGGTTTATTCGGCAGAATCATCCAGTAAGTTGGAATGCGCTCACAAAAGTGATAATCATAATCGCTTTTGACCTGTTCCTCTTCCTCATACCAACCTGCTTGTAAGTAATCAGGTTCATCGTCTGTGTTGTAATACTCAATATTGCCACCGGTTGTGTAAAACGCCACGTATTGATGGCCTTTAGCGTCAATACAGAGCACCTTTTTTATGTTAACAGGTAATCGTTCTTTAACTGAAATCCATTCCATCTCTCTATTTTTTAGGTGTGTTTAAACAAATCGTGATAGGTCTTTGCTCTTGTAAAATACTGGCTTGTTCGTGAGCTTTGCGAACTCTATTTCATTCGCCGTACTTTCGCCGATATAACCGTCGGTATCGATCACTAGAACGCAATCCGATAGCATAATCTTTTTATAATGAACCTTGTCGAGTCTTGATTTCTCGGCATCAGTCGGCGGAAAATTCTCCTCACCTGCCGTAACCGAAAAACATACATGACCTTTGCGTTCAAGCATGATTTGAATGTGAACGAAGTCTTTGATAAACTTCAATGATCCGCAGAGTGTTATTACTTGATATTTCATCCTTCCTTGTGTTTAGCTTCGAGTTCTGAACCAACTAAAACTGTGAGGCATCCCTTAAAATGATTTATGAAATCAGTGTAGCAGCTTATCCGAATGCTGGCAGTCTCACATATTTGACGCGATTCCTTCCTGGTAGATATTTTAGAGGAATGAACCGATTTTCTTACCCGCTCTACTTCGATCAATTCTTCATAGAATTTTATCAATGCTTTGATGTGTGTTTTGATTTCTTTCATTTCTTCAATATTTCGTTGATCTCCTTCAGTGGGTCTTCAGGCTGTGATTCAAGGGTAGGTGCACGGTTCATCATAAACCATTTACACATAAAAACTTTCTTGTACTTGCGATCTCCGTTGGACTTCACATGCTCCATTACTGCGTACAGGTAATTATCGAAGTCCTTAGTCTCGACCACCTCTCCGATCTTCTTCCAGGTTTTATGTTTGAACCAGTTCATAATCAACTCACTTTTAGTTTTTGATTCTTGATTATCTTCCTTATGAATTCAATTGAGCACCAAAATTCTTTCTCTTCGTAGCTTATCTTATCCACAGGAACTATCTTCATAACCTGACAATCAAAATCGATAGCAAGTATACAGCATTGCACGACCTGGTTGGAGCGTTCGTTTACGTATTCAACAACCTCCATTGCTTTCCAGTGATATTTATGAAAGTCTTGCCCTGTCATTTTATCATTTCACTTTTCAAAAGACAATTTCCCCCTCCGCGCAAACACACCAGCGCGTTTCTCTTCTCCTCTCTAAACTTCTTCACCGTTGCAATGTATACTGCTTCTGCCTCTTCTTTAGTTGGATACGGTAGCGCCTTTCTGCTATCGAAGAAACCGTTAAGAAGAAAGATCACTTCGACGTAGTTCATCACCGTCCTGGATTAGTAATTTATTTTTCAACATGATGGCCGCAAGCTCTTCCGCATGCTCCTGCGTGATGGCGTATATCTCAACACCACGCACCGAAAAATATTTATATCCGGAAGTGATCGTTTCGCGTACTGGTTTTTCCTGGCCGTACTTCCTGATGTCCTTATCGCTCATGCCCGGAACTTTCTTTAGGTCCTTCTGAACTTGATCGAGCCATTGTTGCAGTCGCCTGCTGTGTTCGTTGGAATTATATTCACCCGGCTTTACTGGTGCGTGGGGATTATCCTTCTCGCTCTTTAGCTCCTCCTCGATGATCTGATACTTTTCGTCCAAGTATTTTTCCATCCACTGACGGATTACGATTCCATCCATACGGAAGATTTCGCCGTACTGCCCAATAGCGCCTCGTTCAAAACAGATTTTAAAATCCGCCAGGCTTTCATTCGGAAACATTTCTACGAGCTGTGTTGAGATGAATTCAATTTGGCTAGCGGTGAGATTGCCTCCTACATTAACTCGTTCCGATAGCTTAGCAAGTTCAAGTTTTAGAAAAATTATAATTTTGCTACGGCCAATAATTTTTATCAAGTCGCACAGCGGAGGTTCTTTCGTTGCAAGCGAAATCTTTGACGGGATAAGTTTCGCTGCCTCCGCGTAATTACCCGCTGCCATGTTCACGCAAAATGTCGTTTGCGATAGCTTCTCTAATGGCGCTGGAATTTTGTTCTCGTTTTGTTTTTGAAGTTCCATTGATCTTCGTGTTTGAAAGCCAAGTATTTAATTTCTGTTTCCACTCGCCCACGTTTCCAGGTGGGCTCCCTGCATTACTGTGGTGTATCCAGCATTCTTCCCATGCCTGTTTTAAATCCTTCCCTCGGTGGGCCATCTGTAGATTCCCGATGAAAATGTCGTCAGTGAAAATCGCCTCAAAAATTTCAAGTTTTGAAATCGGCTCCTTTTTATTATCAATTACATTTTCATTTCTATTTTCATTTTCCATATGTGAGGTCATATGACCTTCATTTTTGGAGTGTTGATTTTTACCGTTTTTGTTGTTTCTGCGACTGGAAACAAAGTTTTTACGCTTCTCCTTCTCGAGATCAAGTCGCTCGTTGTACCATAGTCCTTTAGAGTCTTGTCGAAATTTGTCCTGTAGCTTGACCCAAAGTTGACCAACCGTTTGACCTATCATATCTTTGGTCATGTGACCTCGATTAAACTGAAGCATAAGCAACTCCATGTAAGCGCCCTTTTCTTCGAAGGTCATTCCGAGCGTACCGCCGAGCCAGTCGTTAGGATAAAAAAGGAACGCCGGATCTTTAGCCATTGAAAAGCGATGTTTGATTTTCAGGAACAATATCGTTGTGCCGTTCATTAAACTTTCGCTTTCCGCGCTGTACTTTTATTTCGTCACACCATATTTTGTATGGATGATATTTTCTTTCTCCCCATGGATACGCTTCTCGCAACGCTGATCTGATTTCTTTTTCGCTGAGCCCTGTTGTGTCCATCAACACTTGTGCGATAATAGGACGAGCTGAATCTCTCCAAGTTCTTGGCATAAATTAAAAAGCCTGGCATCGTAGTAGTGACGCGCAGGCTTTTAATGGTTGTTAACCGAAACCTATCTCATCGCTACTACTCGAAAAGATTGGTTGTTTTTGATATTCAAAGATCGCTTTCGCGTCTCTCATTTCAAAACACTCACCAGCTTTTTATTTTTCCGGTACCCGTATCTTTTTCTGTTCCAGCACAATTTGCAAGTGTGAAGCCTGTACCCTTTCATTACCTCGAAGTCGTCGACAGGTTTTTGTATGCCGCACGTATCGCACCAATCCGGATACTCGAAGGTCCTCAGCCGATCCGACCAGTAAAGTCCCATGTACGCCAGGTTAACGCGCCTCTCCCTGTCTGTCTCCCGGCGGATCTCAGATTTTAGGCCGGTCAGGATGTGGCGAATTTTGAAGGGGGTCATTTCTTCCAGTTTTCAAGTGATCTACGGTACTTTTCCTTCGCATCGTAACGAAGGTGGTGAAGCTGGCACATTGCTTTCAAGCGGTCAAGCGCTACGTTCCAGTTCTCTTCGTCGTGGTCCAGGTGAGCAACAGTAAGCACTACCTTGACAGGCTTATCGAAAGCTAAGTACTGGCCGCAGTCCTCCACGGCCTGCTCGTAAGTAGCGTACCAGTTGCTGCGGTTATTTTTCTTTCCCTGAAAAACTAGTTGACCGTTTTTGAAGGTACAGCCTTCGTGTTCGCAATGATTATTAGCGCGTTTTAAAACTGCCGGTACTATTTCAGTCTTCCAGTTCGGGGGATAACGATCATAATCAATAGGAGGACACATATTTAAATATTGTTTTGTTGCACGTTTTACTTAAACCTATAAGATTGTTTTTTATAGCTGTTCTTTTAATGCCAGTTTTTCTGAATGCATCAGTAGCTCCATCAAATCGAGCTATTTCAACCATCGATAAGTCGTACTGAATTATCGGCTTATTACTGTTAACCATTCCGATATGCGAATCACTGAACTTTTTAATATCATCAGCACTTCGTTTTTTACCAAGCCAATAATTAACAGGATTTGCCTTCTGTATGTCGGACATCTTTTTTTTAGTTTCTGCCGAATGCTTTTTTCCTTTATTAGCTTGTGATATTTTTAGTTTTGTTTCTTCTGAAAGAGCGCCATTACTACCGCCATGCCTGATATTTAAACCACTATCGCGACATGAAAATTCGGTCATATAAAACAATTCGCGCTCATTAAGGAGATCAATAGAACAATATTCAAGCACTTCAAAAGAATGTGCATCTACACCATATTTCAGAAATGAGTTATATAAACGAGCTTGTTCGTGGCAATTCCTTAATCTTTTATATTGACCTATTCTGTGCCTTATGTTCACCGACTGGCCTACATAGATTTTACCTGATGGACTTGTTATTTTGTAGATACCCGATTTCATGGGTGTAAATATAGTCGCTTGTAGTCTATGGGCATAGTCTGTGCTGGATGCGGGTGGAGGTCATGTTGATAACGCTTTAACCACTTCTTTTTCAAGCTCCATTGGCGATTCATACACCCATCCACCAGGAAATCCAGTTGAATTTTTAAGACCATCGCCAACCATCCAGACATCGCTATAGTGCCTTCTGTCAATTATTTCTGCGTACCAGTCATTGGTTTTATGCGAGAATGATCCAGGTACGTCGTGGGACTGCCTAAACCCCAGCTTCGCCAGCATTCTTTTAAAGCTGCCTCGGCATTTCTCCCGCCGCTTCCGCTCTTTTTCGATGGTAGCTATTTGCGCAGGGGTCAATTCAATGGAAACACCTTCAACAATTATCTTCATTTCGTAAAGAATAAGATTGCCATTACTTCAATAAATAGCACCACTATGCAGACAAACAGTATCATCACTGTATTGTTGCGGTCCTGATCATGGTTCACCCATGCTTCCGGTGGTAATCTCTGTTTGAATTCCTTGCCTCTTTGTTAGTCTGGAAGTCTTCGCGCTGGTTCTTACGCTGCTTTGCGGCTTTCCCTATCAAATCCATGGGGTTTCCGAATGCGATCAAGCCGTTGTCAAATCCGTAACCACCTCGATCAGCGCTGTTACTGTGCCGTTTACTTTTGTACTTGCTCATATTGCTCTATTTTCATTCTTGCTTTCTCAACGTGGAACCTGGTTAGAATCTCGCCTTTATCGAGCAGGTACTTCCAGGCCTTATCCTTCGCCTCTTCCAATGTAGAGGCGCGAGGTATACATAGCTCGAAGCCGGTTGATACTTCATCGACTACCCACTCTGGAATGAGCTCTAACACATCCTCGAACTCTTGGTGCGCTGCCCACTGGTAGCCGAATAATTCAAACAGGAAAAACCCATTGACCTCTACTCGTGAGTTAGGTAACTCGCTGTAGCCCTGGGTGATTTTGTAGGTGAGTTGCTTCATAGTTTCTTTTTTAGGATAAAAGCGGTTATAGGTGACGGGCCCTTAGTCGCTTCCTTTGTATCGACCTCCAGCCAACGAACGCGGCCCATTGATCGAAGTTCTGCGCCGGCGTCAATTAATAAATTCACATAGGATTGCGTTGGTATCAAGATTACTGACTCGCGTCCATGCTCTTTGAATTCTTTGATTGCCTTACGAACAAAGGCAGTAGGACCCATTCCGTTACCGTCCTTTTTTCTAAACGGGGGATTGACGTAATTTGAATTACCCCACGGAATTTCCAGGCCATTGAAGTTATTCGGTAATGGGCAGGGGCATGGGTCAAAATCAAAGTCGAATTCCTGATTAAGTCGATTGTACAAATCAGGGGGAGTCAACCAGTATCTTTTTATATCACTCATATACTTTTTAAATTTTACTTTTATTCTTGATGAATTCGTTCAGTTCCTTCACATTCGATCCGCAGAGCCTGCAATTTATTTCGATTGCAGTGTTGAATGATTGTTCGCCGTCTCTATGAAAGTAAAACAATGCCGTTTCATAAAGTGTCGTTGAGTATTTACGCGCTGTCTCAACCGATAGATTAGGTGCCTTGATCAAAATCTTGGCGGCGATAAAATCTATGGTTAAGGTGCGGCGGTTCATACACTTTCATGCTGAGGCACGCTTTCAAGTATCTCTGTTAATTCGCTGATGTCCATGAGCGGGGCGAAAAACTTCCGGTGATAGCCCGCTTTCTCTCTGTCGTATTCCTTCAGGACGATAAAATCATCATCCCACGGATGAACACATTTGAAAGTAACTATTTCATCTTTGGCCGGACCGAATCCTACATGCCATATTTCTTTCGCGATACAGATTAATTGTTGACCTTCCGTCATAAGCTCAGTTTTAAACTACCCAAGAACTATAATCAAAATCGTGATTGCCGCTATGGTCGTCACCCCTATTGTAAAAGCAAGAAGTCCTGAATCGATGAACCTCTGAAAAGTGAGATCATGATTGTAGCGATACCAGAACCTTTCTACCGGGCCGTATTTCAGTTTACGGACTCTCCTGGCGTGATAATTTCTAACAGGGGAGTAAGTAAGGCCGAACTCTTCGGCTGTATCTTCAGGGGTTTTGATGGGCTTGGTCATTAGATAATCATTTTAAGCGGAATCCAATCAAGTGCTGCCGATGGCGCTGAATGCTCCTGAAGTTCTTTTTCGAACTCGCTTGCGTCATCATTTTCGTGGACCGCTATTCGAGTGATGAACGCATGGCAGTTTACGCCGCCCTCAGTTACTCCCTCCCAAACTCGGGCAGGAATTCCGTTGATGGTTACGATCTTTTCAGTTGAGTGAAGTTGTACTTTCATGGTAGTTTGTTTAGAAACTCTCTACAAAGTTTAACGCGTTCGTAGACTTCATCCATATCAATCTTTGGAACATCGAATTCAATATAGCGCTCAGACAACGGGATGTCATCGAAGATACAATTTTTATCAATTTCGATGCAAGCCTGTTGGTATAATTCACTTGCATCCGGATCAATAATCCCCATCTTGTAACGCAGTTTGCTTTTCTCCTGCTCTATTAAAACGTCAGGCGTATTTTCAAGCACGTATACTAGACTTCCGGTAGTTTTTTTTAGCAATTCCATGTAGCCGTTCACCTGGAATTTATATCCCTTGTTGATTGGCTTGTGCATGTTCTCAAAGAATGTCCAGATAGACCAGGAAGATTTTATGTCCTTCACTGACGTGTCTGTGATGATGTCCGGCGTTCCGATTATGAATTCGTTCTCAAAAACTTCCCTATTCTTTTTGTAGAAAACTTTCGTGCAGCGAGAATAAAGCGTTATTGAACTCTCCTCAACCATGTTACCCTTCTCAACATACTTGTTCGTCAGCTCTTGATGGCGGCCGTACTTCGCTTCGATGTAGCATTCGAGTAAGTGAGACTTGCACGTCTCGCCCAATGGATCCTTAGTCCTGCTGTCTGTCATGATTGCGCCTAGAGACGAACAATGGAACCGGTAATTTGTAAAATCTACTTTCATTTTTTTGCTTTAAGTTCGTCCATTTTGATGGTGAATAAATCGAGCTGATCGTCCTTTACATGAGGACCAACCGCCTCCAGTTCCTCGACTGTTTTAGCGTCTTGGATCATAAGCACTATTCTTTCATCCTCTTTTGCGAGGTTAGGCTCTGGCTCAGGATCAACGACCTGGTGCTGAATATCAACGATCTCATCAGACGTCTGCATACCCATTAAAAGCTCAGGCGCGTACAATCGGCCGAAGAAAGTAGCCGACCGGTACATCAACATAAGCTCAGGTATTGTTTGCCATTTACTACCCTTCTTTTCGAGCCATCCTTCATTCTTCGCCATCTTCATAGATACCTCCGGACTTTCAAGAACATCACCGCTCTTCAGGTCAGTAGCAAAAGCAACGCAAGTTCTTTCCATTGATCCCTTAGTTCCTTCCTTGCGAAACTGTAGCGTGGAGAATCGCTTGCAAGAATTTATCCCAGCGATGATAAAGGTAGCGCTCCACCCTGGCTTGCCATAGACCACGTAAAGGTTTTGCATCACCATCAAAGGACTTGCGCCGATTCGGTTAGCCATCTCCATAGCAATCATGGTGTTTTGAACGTTGCCTTTAAATTGCACCGGCAGAAGATCGGATGATGATAACATTTTTGCAACGCGCTGTGCATGCTCGAATAGCTGAAGCGAAAAAACGCTTTCGTTTGTTGCTGGTAATAAATCTTTTTGATTGCTCATTTTTGTAATCGTTTTTTAGCCCACGCTTTTTTAACTGCTTTAGAAATCCGCTGCCTTTGCTTCTTGTGAGAAAACAACGCGCCCGCCGGCATGAGCGTGCTTCATGTTTGAGGCATGGTCACACCATTTTAAATTACTGGCATTATTATTATGCTTGTTAAAGTCTTCATGATTCACCTCTGGCAATGAATGAGGGTTGTTCACGAATAGCAATGCAACGAGGCGTTGTATATAACGATCACCGTTAGCGCCTAAGTTAACGCGGAGATACTTTCCTTGTCTTGGTTTTAGAACTTTAGCGTAAGAGCATTTGCTATAGAATTTCAATGACTTCACAAGCCCAGTGTTACTAACCTGATACCGACCCTCAAAGCCTGGTATATCTTTCCATTCTAACGCTTGTGTTTGTTCGCTCATAATTTTAGTTTTAAAAAATGGCTAAACCTCAATTCTGTCATTGGTCTTCTCCCGTAAAAATTTAACCATATTGTCTATTGCACGTCTCGGTTCAATATTGAAACGCATCACGTAACCAACGTATACATTGTTAGGGTCTTTGTCCAGCATTGGTCTTATCTCCACCCCTAAAGCATCCAATCCATTATCTTTAACTTCAAGAAAGAAGGTGCGCGAACCTTGTTTTATATTTTGCCTGAGATAATCCTCTATCTGGATAGAGTTGTGATAGGCCCTATGCGTTTGAGATGCTATTTCTAAAGCCTTCCGTTTCGCTGAATTTTTTCTCTTTCTCATGTAAGTGTAGTTTTAAAAGGGGAGGATGATACCAGAGCCTCCCCGGATGGGCACCGTTAAATATTTTAATGCTTATAGTTCATGACGTACTCTTTGGCTTTCTCTTTTGAGACTAGTACACCATCCCAATCAAGGTAAATCGTATCGCCGTCACATTTATCGATTAGTTCGCAGATGATTTCTTTTTGCCTTGGCGTATCTTTTTGGGCCATAGCACTGAATGACGAACCAATAGTAGCGTACTCACCCATCAATTTCCTGCATTCATCGGAGGTGAAATGCCAACTTTTAAGCGTCCCCCATTTTAAAGTCAATCGGTTATCTGTCATAAAATTATTTCGTTTCTTCGTTAATTTCCTTCGCTGTTTTATCTGCCCAGGCTTCGGAGTCTCTGTCCTGCACTTCTTTGGCGGCAGCTTCAAAGAGCAACGACCACGCACAAAGAGAGGTATAGGCTTCTGGCATGCGTTCTCGCTGATCGTATATTCTATCAGCTTCATTCTTGAAAGCTATCTGCGCGCACAGTAAATCACTGAACGAGTGATCCAGCAGGTTGTAGAGGCTGACCGTGGGCCTCTCCTCTACCGTCTCCGGCTTCTCGAACTTGTATTCTCCGCTGTTCATAGTGTTGCTTTTTTGATGGCCTCTAATGCATTGGCTATTGCTAATTCAGTGAAAGAAACCATTGCGTTATCACTGGAGTGCATTGCTAACTGACCCGCAGCCACAATATCCTGCAATGACTTTAGCAGATCAGGGGCCGCCGCTATCAAATTAGCAGTGGCAATTACCTCCTGATTTATTTTCGATATATCCTCCTCGTCGATGCAGCTCATATCATTTGTTCCCCTCACAGTACAAATAGGGAAGCCTTGATGCTCGATTAAAATATCCTCTTCGCCATCAATGGCGCATGCTTCTGAAAGTGTCCATGGTGCTGGTGTGTGCTTCATAATATCTTAAATTCAGTGTCCGAGATAAAAATCAAATTGGTTCCTGAGAATCGCTCGTCAACGTGGGCGAGTTCGGTTAGGTAAAGCTGCTCGATCCTCTTGCCGTCGGTTTCTTTGTCGAATAGACAGGGATGGAATTCACCCGTGGCATCAGTCAGCGCGCCATCATTGCCATAGATGTATAACTTTTTCAATTCCAGGCTGTACGAAGCGAACCAGTCTTCTAGGGTCTCTTCGATGTTTGGGATGAGGGTTAGAGTTTTCATAGCTCATTGTTCATTGCGGCCATTAATAACAATACATTTTTTCGGAAGTCGTTGAATTCTCCCCCATTGACCACCCCACCATAAACCAAAATGGTTTGACGATTCTTCTTCCTTGGAGGGCGTAAAAAGAGCAAACATTCTCTTATCATTACTATCGAATTCCGGAACCTCAGCACACAAGCCATAGCCCCTTGGCAGTCGGCCGAACGCAGATAGCTTCTCATACAGCGGCAGATACTTTTTCTTTTTCATTTCACTGGTTTTAAAAATCTGAAATCGTTCCGCTGATAAGCTCTTTTTTCCGATACGCCTTTGAAGGTAACCACATAAGTGTAGAGGCTGTGCTGATCTACCCGCTCAGCTACATATCCGATCTTACCTTTGTAGAGATCGTGCGGGTGGGTTATTCGAACGCGGTCGGTCATGAGTGAGTATATTTAATGAACCGATATTCAGGCAGGATCACTTTTTGCAGGATTGCATGAAATTTAAAATGGATCTCATAATATATCCGGTCATGTTTTACGATGACATCTATAATTCTGGCGGGTGTCTTATCTTCGGGGTGCGCGGCCTCTAAAACCAGGTCGCCTACTTTGAAGATTGGGGCGGTGTGGTTCGTTGTTGTTATCATGGTGTAAAGTAAGTAAATAAATTAATAGGTTGTATGCGCTATCGTAAAAATATTTCATCTTTTTATTTAATTATTTATTTGGTTGTTTCGGTTTATTTTATATAACTTTGCCATCACTATGGCAGGAAGACCACCCAAACATGATTTTAACCTCCTTGAAATAGGACAGAGGACTCCACTGAAGGGGAAAGCAAAATTATACCCCTCTCAATATATCAATCAGTTCAATAAAACCGGTAAAAAACTTAAACTGATACGCGAAGATGGAAAAATATTTGTGGAGCGAATTAAATAGAACCGGCATTTATTTTATTATAAATGAGGGAGTAATTGTTTACATCGGGAAGACTACTAGGTATCCGATGAGAATAAAATATCACGTTGGGCAAGGTATGGATTTTGACTCTGTTCGATTTATGGAGTGCTCCAAAGAGGTGCTAAGAAATTATGAAAAACGATGGATTGAGAAGTTCCGGCCAATTCATAATTCCACCTATAAAAAGGAGAGAAAAAACGCTTTACCAAAATTCATTTCAAAGGGCTATAAAAAACATTACTTTATGAAATTCAGGAAGCTTACAAAAAAGTCCAGAATTGGATTTGGTACCTATAAAGACTCCACGGTGGAGAGAATGTTTGTTTTAGGGAAAACAGTCGACCTCATCCAGATGTATTACAACTTATCACACATTACATTTTTTGATGAAATTCTCGCAGAACTTAAGATTACACCGGAATGGGCAATTCAAAAACCTGGTGCGGATAGAGATAAGGGCAGAGAATTCACCCACATGTTTTATAATTCCCAAATGATTGACAGGAGGGAGAGGAAGGAGAAAAAGATTTTTCAAGACAGCAAACAATCGTTGCAGCAAATTGCAATTAAAGCAAACAGTAGATCGTATCATCAAAATAAAAATCAAGGACATTAAACAATATGGTCCACACACTTAAAACCTGGCCGGTCTTCTTCAAGGCTGTAGAAGATGGAATAAAGCCCTTCGATCTTCGTAAGGCTGACCGCTTATACGCCTCAGGTGACACCCTTGTACTTCAGGAGTACGAACCTGAAGGAATAAGCTATACTGGTAAAGAGATCACCTTTTTTATAAGTTACATCCTGCGTGACACCGACTTTCCTGCCGCGATCAAGAAAGGCTACTGCATTTTGGGATTGAAAAAGGAAGAAAAGTTTGTATGACCTGCTCCTGCGGAAGCGATGAGAATGCAAAAGCACACGAAAAACTATTACAACTCTTTAGCGCTGGATTCGAGTGATCATCTCTATTGCGAGTATCCGGCGTGCTGGGCGCTTGCAATAGATATTCATCACATAGAGCCCCGTAGTAAGTTTGGGAGCAAAATGAAGGCAGCACAGGACGCCCCGGAGAACCTTATCGCTTTATGCCGAAAGCATCACGATGAAGCACACGGGCCTAAATCAAGGGAAATAAAAGAGCAATTGAAGAAGATTGCGAATATCAGGATAAAAAACCGCGAATCGACCGGCGTTTAACGGGTCGAAAAATAGGGCTTTACTGTTTAGTGTTTAGTAATGTTATGGATTAAGTCGGGAGGTAGACGGCCTCCCGCAAGGCATTAAGAAGCTGCCGGTCTTGACCTGTCCTTAGCCGGGAAATGGAGCAATCCAGCGCTAAAATTAAGGCGGTGACAAGCGGGGAGAGACCCGCCCAGTATTGAAAGGATGCGAACTCAAAATTCGTAACAGTGAGAGTAGAAACCACGATAGCCCTATTACCTGTTAAGTCAGGCGCTGGAGGGGATAAACTGGTAGCAATGTTTCTACGTGTCAGTGCCCAGGCCTGGGTATCGTGAGGGCGATCCCGGCCTGTTTTTAAAATGAAACTAAAAGCAGTGACCGGCTAAGCGGTCAGCATACACAATGAAAAAGCTATTGTTCTTAGCTTCATTCGTGTTCGAAAACACGGAAGGCGAATTCAGAGATCATCAACTCGTGCTCGTTACGGATCGAGATGTTGAGGCAGTCTTACAAAGGCAACAGGACATCAACCCCGAGAATGTCCGATCTTACGATCATCGAGACGCGGCTTATCACCTGGCAGAGACATGGTTCAAGGAGACTTACACCGATTCGAAACTGACTCACCTTATTGTAAACAAGCCAATTCAGTCAGCGGAGCCAAACAGCGATCCTAAACCTCAGTAACAAATCAGGCATAGCAAAAAAGAGCTGGGTAACATCCGGATGAGCTGTGTCTTTTAAAACGAAAAACTATGAGCAAGCAGTTCAAGCCACCGATCGGTAAGAAACGAAACGCGTTGATAAAGAAGGCTATGGAATATTCAAAAAAGGACTTAGCGATATTGTATGTTGATTTAAAATGGTGCTTCGATTTGATCACAAAAGAATATAAAAAATGAGTCTACAACTATTCCTCGACGGCAATACCTGGAAGGGCGGAGAGTTCCCGGAAGAACCAAACGAAAAAACATATTCTGGCGATCAATGGAAGGAACACCAGGCTAAAATCGAATATGGAGCCGCCGTTGAGAAAGGCAAAACCGAAGCCCTGGAGGTGGTGAACCCGGAAATGCTTAGCCCAAAGATCTTTAAATTTTCAGGCGGTTATGCAATACAAAACGGAATACTTGAATCTACAAAGGTTGTATACGGCGTTCTCTACCACTGGGATGGAGGATGGGAGATCGAGAATATTTGTTCGAAAGGAAGTTGTGCAACAAGTAATTCATGTTATGCTGAAGGGCTGTCGTTTGAAAAATGTGCAGCACGCAAAGTCCTCCGTCTTATCCCCAAGGCTCCGGTAAGCGAACCAGATCCATCACAAACAGTTGAAAACTTTCATAAGTGCATCGTAGCCACAGGAATACCGGAACCGCTGATACCGGGAGCGAACTGGATCAATCCGCATACGGAATTCGGAGCAGGTGAGCACGGCGAGATGCTACCTACAAACAAAAAAATCGGTATTATGAAATGTGCCGAATGGCTTTCCTTTTGCCTGAGCATAGGATGGGGAAAGGATCAGCTTGATGGGTTAGAAAAGATATGGCATCAGCATCACGATGAAGCCGGTAATCTCGTAAAACCCGCCCTCGTTAATGACGCTGGCGGAGGGAGGGAATGGATAAGCGTAAAGGATCGAATTCCGGATAATTACAATCTGGTGCTTATCTGTATGACCAGTGGAGCGATAACCGTTGGGCGTAGGTTACGAACCAACAAGTGGGGCATCTTTACATCATCAGGACTTGATATTGAAAGTCAATCAAATCATGTTGATTACTGGCAACTATTACCCACAAAGCCATGACCCCTGATCAACTGAAGAAGTACGAAGAGGCCGCGAAGAAGAGCCAAAGTAAGTTAATGAACGATCACGAGGACGTGGATTACGAGACTGGTTTTGTGAACGGAGCCACCTTCGCCCACAATGAGCAGCAAATCCAGCTCAGCAACTACGCTTATCAGATGGACCGCGCTAAACAGGAAAGAGATAAGGCTGAGGCTGAGAACGAGAAGCTGCGGGAGGCACTGACCGAGGCCATCACCTACATTTCATCCCATCCCGCGGAACGAATTATTACTATAGGCGAACAGATAGTGAAAACAGCTCGGAAACTAATTGAACCAGGAGAATGAACAAACTCGAAACCGAAGTATTCAGGCTGAAAATTGAGCTACGAGAAGCGCAAAAAACGCAGCAGGCTATGGCTGAAGCAATACTGAAAATCTCAGAAAACATGCTCTCCCTGAAAAAGAACGTAGACTACCTGGTGGGGATCAGTAAGGTATGAAACACAAGATAAATGATCGATATCGTTGTCTTATTAAGACCAAAGACAATATTATCACCATAACTGTACAGGAACGATACTGGTTTATTCTATATAGAAAAAATAGATTACCAATATATTGAGATAACCCCTGATTATCCAGGAGACAAACATGCAACAATAAAATACCCATTTTACCCAAATGTATACCCTCAACTGCTTTCGACGATTTCAAATATGCATGGTTATTATGATCACGAATTATGGCCTATCGGAAACATTCAGCCTAACTGAACGACTTAAAAAAATCCATAACAAACTCTTAAGAGAAGATGAAGCGATGCGAATCTGCGCCAACGATTTACACCAAATGATAAGCAAAACAAAAATTAGTATAAATGCCAACCCTGAACCGAAGGAATGAAGAGAAGAACCCAGACCGTAACCCCTTCCGTGCTATATACCAGTCTCACCGCTGGCATGAGTACAGCAGGCAATTTCTTAAAGCCAACAGACTATGCGTGGTATGCCTAAAAGAAGGAGCAACAACACCGTCCAGAGTAACAGATCATATCCTACCTATGACCCAAGGAGGAGCTATTTGGGATCCGGCCAACCATCAACCATTATGTATCAGGCACCACAACCAGAAGACTAAGGAGGAAAGGAAATGGCAAGTGACAAAGAAGTAAAAGCCCCAACACCATGCACCTGTGGTCAGCCAATTGATGGCGCAAGCGGCCGGTGCAGGTACTGTATGGCGCACTATATGAGGCATCGGTACGCAAACAACACTATCGAGAGAAGAAAGCAATCAGCGCGTATAGCAGCTTATAAGCGCCTTGAACAGGGGATTATAATCAAAGAACCATGTAAACTATGTGGTTGTGTTGATGTAGAGATGCATCACCCTGATTACAACAAGCCCAATGACGTGGTTTGGTTATGCGGACCATGTCATGATGAGATGCATGTGCTTGAACGAAAGGTGTTCCAAAATAGGTTAATTTGTCCCAATATGGGCAGGGGTGGTCAAATCACTGGGTTATGAAACACCCGAAAC